ATACTTGATATGGAGAAAGACTTATCAGACTCTGTAAAAGTTCATGGTATTGATGCTGTGAGAGATGTATTATTTCCCTTACTAAGACAAACATTATGAGTTGGATATATGAAGGAAAGGAATTTGATGAGTTATCAATTCCTGAAGGAGCTGTAGGTTTTATATATGAGATGTCAGCTATCATTGATGGTAAATCTGTAAGATATGTAGGTAAAAAGAATTTCTATGCTAATGTTAAAAAACCATTAGGTAAGAAAGCTTTGGCTATGACTACAGATAAAAGGCTAAAAAAGTACAGGAGAGAACTTGTACCCAGCTTTATGAAGTACTATAGTAGCAATAAGATACTAAAAGACTTTGCAAAGTCAGGTGGAGTAATCAAAAGAGAAATGCTTAGGATCTGTTACTCATCAACTGAGCTTACATATCAAGAGACAAAACATCAGTTCCTGTATGAAGTACTGGAAAAAGAAGAATTCCTAAATGGGAATATCTTAGGCAGGTTTTATAAAACAAAATAATATGACAGAAATGGAAATTACTAGCCTTCTTATTAAGTTGGCTAACTATGGTATTACTGGTATTAAGGTACATTATGATGGTTCAGGTGACTCTGGAGCAATAGAAGAAATAGGTTACACTACTGTACCTTGTGAAGATGCGCATGAAGTAGAAGACAATACTGATTTTTATGGTCCAGATAGTAATCTAAATAATTTAGAAGGTGGACTACATAGTATTTTAGAAGCTTATGCATATGACATACTAGAAGGTATAGAAGACTGGTATAATAATGAGGGTGGATTTGGTGACTTATCTATTCATATACCAACTGGAAACTATTATATCTCTAATAATATTAGGGTATATGATACAGAGTTTTATGGTCATGAAGGTAATCTAATTGAAAAAGCAACAAAGGAATGACATATGAAGATTTTGTAGAATGGATTGAGAGTTTAGAACTTCAAACATTCACTGATGAGCTAAAGGCTGAGATACTAGAAGCTGCAGAAAGTATGTATTGGGAATCTCAAGATGAAGGTTATGAGAGATGTAGACAGGATGCAATTAACAAGATAAATGAAATGTAATGGCGCATCCTTGGGAACATGCTAAATCTTCTGCTAGAAAGTTTGGAGGTATTGCAACTGATTACATAGAGATTCACAAATGGTTTGATGCTACCAAGGCTTGGTTAGGTCATAGTAAACATAGAATGTTTAGACATCATAGTGAAGGTATATTTGAATGTGAGCAAAGGTTTGGTATAACAATTACTAACTCTGCTGGCAAAGAAGTCTATGTAAGATACATAGGTGAACAACATGTAAAAGAAGATTGCTTTGGATATATTCCTAGTGCAAAAGAATGGGTGGATAATCTTGATAGTAAGAATCCACCGCAGTGGATGATTAGAACAATTAAAATTGAAGACTGATGAAAATGACTAAACATGAAGCTAATGCTATTATAAACATGTTTTTATCTCCTGACCAGGATAATGAATTTATGGCATTTAAAGCTACAGAAGCACATGATTTTGGTAATACTGACTTTGGTTGGTTATTGTATATATACAAATTCTCCCGCATGCCATTTAGTAAATGGAAAGAACATGCTTCTAAGTGTGCAAGTACACTGTCTGTTTATTATGATTTTGATAACCCTTTTACTTATGCAAAAGGTTTGAGTATCATGATAGAACAGAAAGCTTCTCATGATTCTGTAACTGCATTTCTTGAGAAACATGTAGCAGAATTGGTTGAGATGCTAGGTAACATGGGATATCCTGTTGACAATTTAGATTTTAACCTAACTCTAAAGAAATGAGTAGAGAGGATACACTAGGTAAAGCTAGTAAAGAATTGATGTGGAAAGAGCCCTTCTATGGGTTCTTTCTTATCATGTTGAATAAAGTATGGAGTAATAGAATTCCTACTGCTGGAGTTAGTAAGAATGGTATTAACTATCAACTTACTATTAATGAAGGCTTCTGGCAAGGAATGTCTGATAATCACAGGATTGGTATTCTTAAGCATGAGTTATTGCATATTTCCAATTTTCATCTATCAATGTATTTTAATTTTCCTGATAGAAAACTTGCTAACATAGCAATGGATATGGAGATTAATCAATACATTGATAAGGGTTACCTTCCTGGTGATGAGTATACTAAAGAACAGTATGAGAATCTTAAGAAGTCTATTACTGATAGGATTGAAGCAGGTACTATAACTCCAGAAGAAGCTAAACTTCCATCAAGAGGTATAATGATTGAAGACTATTCTGAACTTAATCTTGATCTTAAAGCTGGTACTAGGTATTACTATGATAAGCTTAAAGAAGCTAAGGATAAGAAAGATAAGGACGGTACTTCTGGTTGTCCTAATTATGATCAACTGTGTGACCAGATGGATTCTGGTGAAGGTTTACCTGATCATAGTACATGGGAAGACTTTGAGAATCTATCTGAAGCTGAGAAGAAAATTGTTCAGCAACAACTAGATAGACTTCTTAGTGAAGCTGCAGTTCAAACTGTTAAGAAAAGAGGTTCTGTTCCAGGTAATGTAGAAAAGCATCTACTTGAACTTGCTCAAATTGAAAAAGCTAAGTTTAATTGGAGAGCTTATGTAAGAAGATTTACAGGAGTTAGTACAAAGATCTTTACTAAAAAACTTAGGAGAAAAGAAAATAAAAGATATTCTGAGAATCCTGGTTTGAAGATAAAGATGAGACAACACATGTTATTGGCTATTGATACTTCTGGATCTGTATCTGATGCTGAAGTCCTTGAGTTTATGAATGAGATACATCATATTTATAAAACAGGAGTAGATATCACTGTTATACAATGTGATACAACAATCAGATCTATAGAACCTTACAATGGTAAGAATGAGATAAGATTAAATGGTAGAGGTGGAACTGAGTTTGACCCTGTCCTTGAGTATTACAATCAAAACCTTAAGAAGTATACAAGCTTAATTTATTTTACTGATGGTGAATGGCACACTTCAGTAAAACCTAAGTCCCCTGTATTATGGGTACTGTCTGAAAGATCACATATGAATGATGATTGGTAAGACTTCATCTCTAATGCAACTTGCAAAGGAGATGAATATGGCTGTCATTAAATTGAATTTATCTCAGATAGAAGAATTGGGTGACTTAGTTGGTTTTCCATTCAAAGAGTTTGAGATTGAGAATAAAGATGGAGCTAAGAAATGGATTCAAGAAACTTTACTTGAGACTTATGTTAAAGCTGGATTCAGACCTACTAGTCAGAGTAGAATGTCTCATGCTTCTCCTGAGTGGATACAAGGTAAAGGTGAAGGTGGTTTTCTAATCCTTGATGACTATACTCGTGCAGATCAAAGATTTATGCAAGCTACTATGGAACTTATTGATAGACAAGAGTATATCTCTTGGAAGCTTCCTAAGAACTGGCATATTGTATTGACTACTAATCCAGATAATGGTGACTATAATGTTACTAGTTTGGATATAGCTCAGAAGACTAGGTTTATTTCTGTAGAAGTAAAGTTTGATGAGAAGGTGTGGGCTAAGTGGGCAGAGGCTGCAGATATTGATGGTAGATGTATTAACTTCTTGTTGATGAATCCAGAGGTGATTACTTCTAATGTTAATCCTCGTGCAATTACTACATTCTTTAACTCTATTAGTTCTATAGATAAGTTTGAGGATGAGCTTCCTTTGATTCAAATGATTGGTGAAGGTTCTGTAGGTTCAGAGACTTCTAGTCTATTTACTATGTTTATCAATAACAACTTGGATAAGATTATATCTACAGAAGATATGATGACTAATCCTAATGAGGCATATGTAGTAGGAGCTTTGAACTCTTCTGTAAATCAAGGTGGTGGATTTAGAGCTGATATCTCTAGTGTAATTGCAACTAGGATGATTAACTATTGTCTAGTTTATTCTGAGACTAAACCCGTACCTGATGCAATGGTAAATAGAGTAATTAAACTTACTACAGGATGTGATGCATTTTCAGATGACCTTAAGTATTTTATTATCAAAGAGATTGTAAATGGTAATAAAGTTAAGTGGTCTAAGTTGATGATGAATCCTGCTGTAGTTAAAATGGCTGTAAAATAATAGTTATGAGTGAGTTGAAGAATTATTTAAAAGTTTGTATTACATCTGCAAGTAATATTTATGACAACTGTGATAAATTCAGTATTGATACATCTGTAGATATTGTTACTGGAAGCTTTGATTCTAAAGATGAGTTACTGTTTACTAGTGAAGATATATTAGAAAGCTATTCCCCTCAAAAGGGGGATACTTTTTATTTTCTTCCAGGTGTTAGTATTCCTAGAGTTAAGCTTAAAGATCTTAATGCTCAGTATGGGATTAAAGCAGTAAGAGATATTGAGAAAGCAAGTCATATCTTTGCAGGTAGAAAAACAGCACTTAATTTATTTGATGATGAATGGTATCATACATGTGGTACAGAAAACTTCATAAAGTTTATAACTGCTTGTAAAGAAGGTAACCATATTGAAGACTATTATTATGATAAATTAATTACTGCTCTAGAATTTTATACTGAAGATACTATAATCTTGAGTGATACTTCTACTGCCAAAGTTCTTACAGATGTAAACTTACCATTTGGGATTTTTAAAGGTTATCCTGATGAAGGAGGTGTAAGTAGATACAGACAGACTTTTTATAGAGTTGGAAAGGATCATCAAGATTTATATGATGCTCTTAAGGGTAAGCAAATTATACAAGATTCTGCTCTAATGCCTTATATCAATGGTCCTGAAGCTGTAGTAATTGATGCTGATATGCATAAAGCTCTATCTGATATGTTTAATAGCTCTGATAAAGAAAACTGGATTGTGGCAATGGAGATTATGGCTAACTGCGATTATGTAGCTAGCATATTATATCTAGTTGATCTGTTCTATGACTTTGGTAGTAGAATGAGTGATATGCGTACTAAGAACCATGTAAACTTTAAAGCTTTAAAAAATTATATGGGATTTGATAGATACATGTCACCAGGTATGGATGAATGTGTTGAGATTCTTAAAAGTAAAAATGCTTGCACCAGAGATAATCTAATGCATTTACTTGATAAGTTTAAGAATAGTATTCCCGGATCATACAGTAAACACTTTGAAGTTAAGTCTGTGACTCTAAGTCCTGAGTTTGATGAAGTACTAAATGAAGAGTTAACTATTAATCTAAAAGATAATTATACACCTAAAACAGAATATGTCAATACAAACACAATCAATTTTGATTTCATCTGAGGAAATACAAAAGTTTTATGAGGAGAAGTTTTACTTCAGTTACTCTAGTATAAACAAGCTTTTGTTTTCTCCAAGATTATTTTACACCCATTATATTCTGAAGCAAAGAGAGGATAGTGTTGATGCCCACCTGGTAGCAGGTAGGGCAACACACTGTTTGTTACTTGAACCTGAGAGATTTGATGAGCAGTTTATTATGCTTCCTGGTAAGATTCCTACAGATAGTAATAGGAGTTTGTTAGACCATATCTATAATACTTATTATCTTTCAATGAACAACTCTGCATTAGAGCTTGAAGATTTTGGTAATGAGATTCTGACTTACTTGTTATCTGTTAATCTGTATCAAAGTCTTAAGACTGATGCTCAGAGAATAGAGAAGATCCTTACAGATAATAACAAGGAGTATTTTAATTTTCTCAAGGTTAAAGAAAATAAAACTGTAATAGATTCTGCTGTTAAAATGCAAGCAGAAGAAGTTGTTGGAGTTATTAAAGCTGATGACAGAGTGAAAGCTTTACTCCAGATAGGGACAGGTGGTGCAGAATCCATGTCCTGTTTGAATGAACTAATGTTGAAGACTGATTTAGAAAAACATGATTATGGTTTTAAGGGTATTGTTGATAACCTAGTTATAGAAGAATCTTCTAGAACTATATTTATCAATGATCTCAAGTTAACCAGTAAGCTGATTCAAGATTTCCCAAAAACTGTGGACTATTATCGTTATGATATTCAAGCTATGATGTACATAGGCTTGACTGTAAATAACTTTATTAGGCACAGACCTGATGCTGAGTATTGGAAAGTGGTGTTCACATTCATAGTAGTAGATAAATACAACCAGATTTATCCTTATCAAGTATCAGAACAAACTCTGAAAGTATGGGAGAATAATTTCAAAAGTGTATTGGAAATCTTAGACTACCATTACAAGAGTAGAGATTATACTCTTCCTTATGAGCTTGCACTGGGTAATTTAAAACTTTAAGCTTTATGGCAATTGATGCGCTTTACAAAAGCTATTTTCAAAAATCCAAGGTGCTATGGTATCCGCTCCTTGGTATTAAAAGAGGTGCTGTAGCTATTCCTGAACAAACTTATATTTGTTGGGATGGTCATGTATCCTCTGAGGATGCTAAATTTATAACTGTATATCCAGCAAGAGATGATGCTGAGTATCACAAGTTTGAGAAGAATGTATTACTTGCTCACAAGAGAGTAAGTGACTATTTCAAACTTGATGATGGTAGAAAAGTTATAATATTTGATTTTGCTGATTTAAAATCTGATTGGATAAAGTTCATTAATGGTAGATATAGTCAGATGAGCATGCAAATAAAGCGCAAAGTAAAAGATCATTTTGATAAAAATAGTAGTGTATATGTCTATGTAAATAGTTATATGTTTCCAGAAAACTATTTTACTCTTTATGCAGAACTTTTAGGAGCTCCAGAAGACTTGTTAAGATCAGTAGGTGAGCTTTGTAGTAAACCAGACCTAGAAAAGGAAAGACTAACTGTAGATATCAAAGATTTGCAAAACAAAAAAATTCTAGGTTAATTTGTAAACATTAAAACCAACATTATGAGTTCAAACATTGGAGGCAATATGCTCCTAGTTAAGTCTTCTTGGAATGAAGACCAAACATTTAGAATGATTCCTTTATCAATGGATTGTCCATATGTAGAATGCATATGGGATCCAGGAACAAAAGTGTTTGTTGTTATTAGTAGGATTACTAAGACAACATTACATATGCTTCCTAAGCTTGATGACAATGGTGATCCAGCTCCTCTTAAAACCAAAAGACCTAATGGTAGAATGGTAAAAGAAGAAAGGAGAACTATTGAAACTTTTCAAGAATTTTATCTTGAAGATGCAGAAGCTGTTAAAGGACTTGTCACAACTTTTGGTGTTAACTGCAAGGAGTTTGACTATGAGTCTTTTATGAAAAAGTAATTTACTCTGTCAAAGTAGGATAAGGGGGAGCTATGTGGTAGTTCTCCCTTTCTTATCTAATTAAAACTGTATATTATGCATCAACGTACACATTACGTCATGGACTATGAAACTCTTAGCAATTGCTTTATTGCTGTGTTTCAGGATATTAAAACAGATGATACAGAAGTTTTTGTAATACATAAGCTTCACAATGACACAGAAAGACTGATAGAATTTCTTATCAGAAATATAGAACTAGATGAATGGCATGTAAGCTTTAATGGTTTAGGCTTTGATAGTCAGATAACTGAATACATTCTAAGGAGTAGTGAGCAACTAGTACATATGGATCCAGAAGAAGTAGCTAGATGGATATATGGAAAAGCTCAGGATATTATTCAAAGACAGAATGAAGATAGGTTTCTGGAGTTTAATCCTTGGGATATTCAAATTAACCAAGTAGATGTATTCAAACTAAATCACTGGGATAATGCAGCAAAGAGAAGTTCATTGAAGTGGATTCAATACACAATGGACTGGCCTAATATTGTTGACATGCCAATACATCATAGTACTGAAATAAAAACTCTTGATCAAATAAAAGAGGTAATCAAGTATTGCAAGAATGATGTTAACTCTACTAAGAAGATTATGCAACTTAGTAAGAGTCAGATTGCATTACGCAAAACACTGACAGAAGAATATAACATTAATCTTTTCAGTGCTTCAGAAACTAAGATTTCTAAAGATTTGTTTCTTCACTTTTTGAGTCAAAAGATGGGCTTTAAGAAGAATGAGATTAGACAACTTAGAACTAGGAGAACAGAGATACATGTAAAGGATATTCTACTTGATTACCTTGATTTCAAAACTGCCACTTTTCAAAAGTTAATTAGTAGGTTTAGAGAGATAATAGTATATCCAGATCAAACTAAAGGTGGCTTTAAATATTCAATACAGTATAAGGGAGTTAAGACAGACTTTGGTTTAGGTGGTATTCATGGTGCAAGGAAAGCTGGTATCTATAAGTCAGATAATGATATGATGATTATGACATCAGATGTTGTAAGTTTCTATCCTAATCTTGCTATTAGAAATAACTGGTCTCCAGCACATTTACCTAAAGAAGATTTCTGTGAGCAGTATGAATGGTTCTTTAATGAGAGAAGAAAGATTAGTAAGAAAGATGTTAGAAATTATGTATACAAGATTATTCTGAATTCTACTTATGGTCTTAGTAATGATGAGAATAGCTTTCTATATGATCCTGAGTTTACTATGAGGATTACTATTAATGGTCAGCTAAGTCTAGCATTGTTATATGAGATGGTAACTGAAAGAATTCCTGGTGCTGTTCCGTTGATGCAGAATACTGATGGTCTTGAGACTATGATTCCAAGAGAGTATGAAGACAAATACTATGAGATTTGTAAAGAGTGGGAACAGATAACTAATCTTGAACTAGAGCATGATACTTATGATAAAATGATTATAGGTGATGTGAATAACTACATAGCAGTAAACACAGCTAAGGAAGTTGACAAAGATACATTAGAGAGTATTAGAAAAGATAATCCTCATTATGTATTTCAGGAATCAGAAGGTAAGCATTCTTATCAAGCTGTAAAGTGTAAAGGTAGATTTGAGTTTACAGGTCTAGCCTTACATAAGAACAAAAGCTTTCTAGTTATTCCTAAAGGCATCTTCTATTATTTTGTTCATGGTAAAGATCCTATTGAGTTCTTAGCTAATCAGACAAATATTTATGACTTCTGTGCAGGTAAGAAAATAAAAGGTGACTGGCAGTTTAATGAAGAGTATGTTGTAAATCAAGAGTACAAGAAAAACAAACTCCAGAATACTATTAGGTACTATGTATCTAATAAGGGCTCTAAGATTATCAAGTATAATTATTTGGATAAAAGAACTACTCAAGTTGTAGCTGGTAAATGGCTGCAGACTCTCTTTATTGATTATGTCAAGAAAGATATTGGACAATATGATTTGAATTATGAATACTATCTAGAAAAGATTATGAAAGAAATACATAATCTGGAACCAAGTAAATCACAATTAAGTTTATTCTAATGCCAAGAAAAATTAAAAATGTAACTAGGGATTATATTGTAAATGTTCCTCTGCCTAATCATGCAGATACATATACTGTAATCTCTCATCAATCTATTATTGATTATGCATTCCAAGAGCTTACTAATCAAGGTTTTGGAGTTGTAGAAGAAGAGTACAGATGTACTCATGATGGACAAATAGCTCAAGGTATATACAAGCTAGAATATGCTAATGACCCTGAGTTGTCTTTGATGTTTGCGTGGGCAAACAGTTATAATAAACAAATGAGATTTAAATGTGCTGTTGGTACTTATATCAATAACAATGGTGCAGTTATGATTGCTGGTGAAATGGGTACATATAATCGTAAGCATACAGGTTCTGCAGATATAGATACTGTTGTAAGTATGAGGTCTCAGATTACTAATGCTATGATGTACTATGATCAGTTAGTAGATGCTAAGAATGAGATGAAAGTAATTAATCTTACTGATAGAAGACAAGCTGAGTTACTAGGTATCTTATTTGCTGAATATGAAGTACTTACTACTGAGCAAGCTAGCTTTGTAAGAAATCAGTTGACTAAACCAGACTTCTTTTATAATGGTGGCAAGAATACTCTATGGGCATTCTATAACCATGTTACTCTAGCATTACAACAGTCACACCCAAGAACATGGATGGAAGATCAAAGAGTATTACACTTTGTACTTACAGAAGAACTAGATTTTACAGCATCAGTTTCTGAACCAGTTGAAGATCTTAGTCAACTAATGGATCCTTTATATGCATATCCAGGTCAGACTAATATACTAGATCAGATTGCTGAGATAGAGGCTCAAGAGATAGTAAATGATGAGATAGTAACTTATACTGATCCAGCAGGTAATACCTTTGAGGCTCCTGTTGTAACAGAGTCCTTTATGGATCAGTTAGAAGAAGCTATGGTAGAAAAGCAAGAAGAAGAAAATGAGTTTATAGAAACTCAGCTATATACTGCTGAAGTACAAGAACCATTTGCTTGGGAAGGTAACTCAATTACTCCAACTCCAGAAGATCATATAGCTTTGGAAAAGGAAACAGCTGTAGAGAAAGAGTTAGTATTTGAAGAAGAAACAGACGATGATGCTTTCTTTAATTTTGATTTAGATTTTAAAGATGATGATGACTCTAATGGGTCTAATTTATTCTTATAACTTTTGCAGTTAGGTTAGCATAATGGGAGGGGCTCTTGTAGTCTCTCCCATTTTTTTTTAAATTCGTAGTATGAAGAATATAATAGAAAAAGTAGCAGAATTCCACAACGCATTTGGTCAAGACAATGGTAAATCTCCAGGAACAATTACTTGGAGTGAATCAAAACTAAGACATGCGCTTATGGCTGAAGAGAATGATGAGTATCTAGATGCATGTGCAAAACAATCTGTAGTAGATATAGCAGATGCATTAGGAGATAAGCTTTATATCTTATGTGGTACTATACTCAAACATGGTATGCAAAACATTATAGAAGATGTATTTGCAGAGATTCACTCCAGCAACATGAGTAAGTTAGGAGAAGATGGTAAACCTATACTTAGAGAGGATGGTAAGATTACCAAAGGTCCAAATTATTTTAAACCAAACTTAAAACAATTCTTATGACAATAGTTTTTGAAGATGATAATGGTACAACAGTATCTATTTATTATGAAGATAATGAGTTATATCTTACTGTAGGTGGAGAAAATGAAGTAGATAAGCGTGATAACACAGCGCATATCACTGATATTGAGAAGTTTATAGCAGCAATTAGATTTGCTGCTGGTGAGTAAACTTGTGTAGTTTATAAACAATAAAAATTTAAAGGGGAGTTCTTAATTGAGCTCCCCTTTTTTTTTGATTATTTATTAAGTATTCCTTGATATGCTTTAACAGCTTCTTCAGGTGTAATGTTATTACCAGTGAAGCCCATTAGTTTTAAGAAGTAAGCCCAAGACTTATTATCTCCCTTCTCATATATACCAGTTTTTCTTTTGTACTCTAGTTTATCTGGATCCCAGGTAAACACAAACTGATCTACAAATTTAATTAATTTTTCTACAGTACTGATAGCTGCAGATGGAGATTTAACATTCTTCCAAATATCTTTTGGATTTGCATAAGAAGATGTCTCACTCCGCATTCTCATAGCTTGATACATAACAAAGTTGTACATGTATGATTTTTTAAGATCCTCATCATCATCTGCTAAAGAACTTAAAATAAGTATAAGAGCCCATGTTGACAAAATGATTGTTAACTCTGTAAGAGTCTTTCTAATCTGAGCTTTTTGAAAAGGAGTATAAGTACTCCATGCTTGGTTTATTTGAAACTTGTATGCTATAAGATCTTTCATTAGTGTATTCCAGAAAGTAATATA